CTGAGAGCCAACACAAGTTGGTGAACCCGACCTTACTCAAGGGTCTCTTCTAAATGGTTCAATCTCCTTCACTTGGTGAAGGAGAGGGTGCCTCGACTCCGCGACAGCACATGACGGAACTTACGCTCCAACACGACCAGTGTTGAAACTTCACTACGCCTTTCGGTGTAGGAGGACCGTCGAAGCATAAGGCGGAGCTTCTCCGAGGTTTCCCGGGACGTCTCGCTTCTTAGGCGAACAATCTCGGGAAGGTTAGGCCAGATCCACTCTCCAGATTCCCATCCAGGGAGTAGATCGGCTGTTACCTCCTCAGCCAACTGGTCGTTGGCTAGATCTTCAGCATCCCAGTACCTATCACTAGGTCCTTGGGGACGCCACCACCAGCTTCTATCACTATGGTAGAACAAGCGGTTGGCCCGTGCTGATCTTCGATTAAAGGTGACTACCCGTTCATCGCGGGACCACACTCTTTCGAGTAATGGAGTTAATCTTTCCTCAACCGGAAGACCTAAGGGGTTCCACCCCAGTCCGTACGGTTCGGGCAGGGGCGCCACGAAATTAATCATGGCCCTCTGGCGAGGTCTTAACAATGTCAAGGCCCCGGGACCGATATTCCTGACGAAATCCACAAAGGAATCATCAGAAACCCGACCCTTCCATTTGAGACCGTGATACACTCTGTTAGGAGTGATGATCCTACCGAGGAACTCGGCGGTAGTGTTGCAATCCAGGGTTTTCGCACCCGAGATCTCAACACCCCAGGATTCCATTAGCTGCCTATAGAGGCTAGCGACTTCACGATCCATGATGAACACATCATCCCCCACGATTCCGTAGGGGTATTGTCCATCAATCTTGGGCTTACCAAGTACAGAAAAACTGTACTGTACCACACTATGATGCCAGAGTGCAAAACTGGCAAATGTGGGATACAACCCAAGAGGAGAACCGACACTCCAATTGATCCTTTTCCAAGGATCATGGCGTGCCGTTTGAGTGAACCAGTCTCCTCGACAACAGTCTCGGAGAAATTGGATCCATCGGGTGCTGACTCCCAATCGGCTAAGGAGTTCCAGCTGGAAATCTAATGGAGCACGATCTGTTGCATTAGACAGATCCATGCTCACAGCTGGATAGCCGAGGGTGAGGAGTTTCTGGGCATATGCAATGCCCGCCTCTTGGTCGAACGTGAAATCGTTCGGCACCCTCTTTAAGGCGTCGAATAGTGCCGTGCCCAATGGCTCAAGAGCACATTGGTAAACACGGTACGGGTTCGCAGCAAACCGAAGCTTATACCCCGGTTCCTGGATAAGGGATATGTTCCCCATTAGAGGACGTAAGTCCTCATCTGTAGGAGGGCCTCCAGCCTTCCTCTCATCCTCGAGATTCAACTCGAGGTCGGGAACAACTTCTCCCTCGATGCCCTTCACGACACCGGATAGGATGTCCCAATTTTGGACTGTCCACGTTGTCCTCTGAACCAGAACATCAAGAGAGTCGATAACTCCCTCAACCTCAGGTACAGTCTTGAAACCCTTCGGACTTCTTCGCGAAGGACTGGGCTGGTAATCAACCAGCGGTGATCCAGTCTCTTCCCGTACCCTTACGGGAACGAAGAAAGGGCTCTCATGGACCACTTTGAGACCTTCAACAAGTCTCTCAGTATTCACGGGTTCCCGCCGAATAGCGGAAATCGCTTTTCTCCACTGGCGTTCCGTAACCCTTAATTCAGGGTGTTGAAACGAAATGCCAGTGTACACCATTACGGCATTCCAAGCCCTCCAGAAATCTCTCTTTGAGAGCTGGAACAGAGCACGGAAAGGTCCTTTCGGACCCTTCGGGCCGTAACGGATCCAAGAGTGAGTTTTCACTGGTTCAAGACCGGAGAAGTGGTGCAACAGATTAAGCTTAATAGCTTTAATTCTGTCAACCGCCCATTCTTCCCCTGATTCCCTGATCCATTTCTGAACCAGGATAACCAGGTCATGAGCCTGATTGGTCGTAAGACCAATCGCACGAAGCCGCTGCAACGACGTCTTGGTGTCGAACACCAGCTTATGCCCCCTTTCAGGGTACTAAGCGACGAGGCCTTTAGTGGCCGGGCGCCGACCAGGCACCACTTGCGATGAGCCCTCAATGAGGG